CAGATGTTTAGAAAATGCTCCCTGTGGATCTGATCCGAAACAAGTCGCTCGCCTTTGTCGTATTATCGAAGCAAAACTTGCAGCACCTACAGGACCCTATCACTTATTTCCACAACCCAAACCAGGAATATGACCCTAGCACATGTCTTACTATTCGGATCACTACCCTTTATATGTGCCACCGCATATTTCGGGTACAGAAAGGGTGAAAATGTCTACTATGAGAGTGACAAATATGACGGAAATGGAACAGCGCATTAAAATGAGACATGCGTTTGCCATGTCATCATTCGCTAGAATGTTTACACCAAATAGAATAACATGTGAGATGAAATCACTCTGCATAGAGTGGTCTGAAGACATTGATAAAATTCCTCCTGGTAAGGATTTGTATCAAGTCGATAGATATTTTTTAGAGTTATGGAAGAATAAAAATGAATACCAAGAAACAAATTAAACATTTGAAAGAGGAAAACCTCAAGTTGCAATTAGAAAACATGAAATTGCGTATTCAAATCCAGGAATTAAATAACGACTGGATACATCCCAATTCTTGTTTACATAATGATGACCCCTGGCATTACTTAAAGTAAAATGAAACACGTTATCTTTTCTAGTCTACTTTTATTTTGTTGTATACTTATAAGTATAACGTGGAGCTTAAACTGTGCATATCCCACTTGAATTTGGAATCATTATTCTTTATTGTTTCTTTGGAGTATTTCTTTTTGTGCTTTCAATTATTCAAGAATGATTTATGTAGCGATATATAAATACGGATGAGAGCACTTGGTAACCTTTCACTGGAAAACATAAATGAAACCACTAGTATTATTTGTGTGCTTGGCACCACTGATTATTATATTCATAATAATGAAACTAGCGGTATGGGTCTCTGCTGTAAATTCCGAAACTGATTATGTCAGACGAGAACCTTTACGAAAACGAGGACCCTACGTGGACAATCCATATGAGGATGTTGACGAAGAGGAAGAAGAATTTACACATCGCACAGACTATCGATGATGCTTTGTCTGAGTGGTATTCTGAGCAAGGTCGTCCTGTCCCTCAATGGAAACGAAAAGACCCACCATGGTGGATTGATTACTTAAATGAATTGGGAATAGACCCTACAAATCCATGATAATATTAGATAATTACTTTGACGACCCATCAATCTATAGAGAGTATGCTCTTGCAAGAAAAGATTATGAGGGACCTGGACCAACAGATGGTTGGAGAGGATATCGGAGTAAAGAATTATCTATTGAGAATAAACTAGAAGGAGAAATACTTTCAAAGATTTATTCTACAGGTGAAGAAGCAACAGGAAGGGCAATCAATAGGAGTGAAGTTTATTTTCATTGCACTCCGAAGAGAGTAATGGATGAGATAGATAATTTTCATGACATGAAATGGCATCAAGACCCATGTGATTTTGCTGGCATCATTTATCTCACGCCAGACCCACCAGAAAACACAGGGACATGCTTGCTTGACGAGTGTGTCCCTAACGTGTATAATAGACTACTAGCGTATTCTGGTAAGCATTTACATGGACCAGACCATTTGTTTGGTGATAGTATAGATACTACTAGACTAACAATCACATTTTTTATTTGGAATAGTGACGGAGAATACAATAACAACATGAAAAATATTACAGCGTATACTAGTCCTGGTTGCAGTCATTGCACAACCTTGAAGAAACTATTTGAAAGAGCAAAGGTAACTTATAGTAATGTTACAGTGGGAGATGACATTAGTCGCGCTGCTTTTATGCAGCAATTCCCTATGGCAGACGGGTTTCCATACGTTGTAATAGATGGAAAATCTATTGGTGGTTTGGTCGAGACTGCTAAATTATTCTTGGAAAAAGGATTAGTCGAGCGGAAAAAGGAATGACATGTCAGATGAAATTTATTCTTTGGTGAATGGCGCTATTGATTTGGCAGTTACAGACCAACAATACAAATTAAATATCTATGCCTTTGCTAAGACAGAGAAGATGAAGAGGAGAGACATAGTGTCTTTTCTTAAGAGTAGTTTAGTATCTCAGATAAGAGACGAAGCAAAACATCTTGATATGTATTTGCATGGAGGACCAGCAGATTTGACTGAATGCTATGGGTGGATGGGTAAAGTCCGTGCCACCAAGTATAGAGATTACCTTTACAAAATGATTGAGGATGCTGAGAGATATGAAAAAGAGCGAAGACCTGGAAGAAAACCTGGAAGTAAAAACAAAACAAAGACAGGAGTTTGAAATAAATAAAGGAGTGGAATTAATGCTTCGGGGGAAGAAAGTAACAAGACCGTCACGGTCGGATATTATCTTTAGTAAAACAGTATCAATCTTCCAAAGACAATTCAAATTCACTTTGGAGATTGACAAAAACGAATCAACGGAGTAGACTAATGGAAGCAACAGCACCGTTTTTGTTTATCGCATTTTTCATTACCGTAGGTGCCTTCATCTTAGGAGGTGTGCTAGTATGGAATCTCAAAGATCTCTTTGATGCGTGGTATGATAACGCTGGATATGCCAAGCATATTCTACATCCAGAAATGTTTGACGAAAATGGTCAAATGTATCGGGATGATTTGCTAAGAGTATCGTTTATGAACGACAATGAGGAAACTGACGACGAGGATTAAATGATTCTTATTGATATGAATCAGATTATGATTAGTAATCTGATGATGCAACTCAAAATGAGTGTGCTGAATGAAGACCTTGTAAGACATATGGTCCTCACTGGATTACTATCTTACGAGAAGCAATACAAACAAACGTATGGTGAGATGGTGCTCGCTTATGACAGCAAACACTACTGGCGTAAGAGCACCTTCCCATACTACAAACAGAATAGAAAGAAAGACCGTGAAGAATCTGAGTTAGATTGGAATGCTATCTTTGAAGTCTTGAATAAGATTCGGGATGAGATTAAGACATACTTTCCATACAAAGTTGTTGAAGTCTATGGTGCCGAAGCAGACGATGTAATCTCTACACTAGTAACACATCAGGCAAAACTAAACGTTAGAAAGCACAAGGAAGGAGAAAAATTAGATAAAGTTTTGATTCTCTCTGGAGATAAAGACTTCATCCAGTTGCAAAGATATCCTTTTGTCAAGCAGTTTAATCCTATCTTAAAGAAAGAAATTAAACATCAAGACCCGAAGATGTATATCCTAGAGCATATACTCAAAGGAGATAAGTCGGATGGCATTCCAAACTTCTTATCAGATGCTGACACATTTGTATCAGGTAAAAGACAGAAACCTATAAGTAAGAAAAACTTAGAAAAATGGGTGAAGTTAGACCCATCTGTTTTCTGTAACACATCTGAGTTGATGGAGAATTACGAGAGAAATAAGTGTCTTATTGACCTCACACAGATTCCCAGTGACTTAGACCAGAAAATTGTTGACGAATACCTATCCCTAAATAATCAAGTGAAGCAAGTGCCTCTCGAATATTTCAAGGAGCACAATCTTAATACACTTATGCAGGAATTTGTCTTCCGCAATAGCAATAAATTATCCTTTAATAAAAACTGACATGAAACTTTTACTTACAGAAATTCTGCAGAAAGTTAACAACGCTAAGACCAAAGCAGAGAAGAGAAAAATTCTTCAGGATAATAACTCTCAGGCTTTACGAAGTCTTTTCATCTGGAATTTTGACGAGACTGTGAAGTCTGCTATCCCAGAAGGTGATGTACCTTATCGTGTTAATGATGCACCTAAAGGTCTTGAGCATGATTTTCTCGACCAAAACCAACGCAAGTTTGCATACTTTGTGAAAGGTGGTATCACAGTGAGCAACATGAAGCGGGAGGAACTCTTTATCGGACTTCTTGAAACTCTTCATTCTGAGGAAGCAGAGTTGTTGTGTATGGTGAAGGACAAAGCATTACAGAAGAAGTATACTAGAATTTCTGCTACCTTAGTTAAAGAAGCATTTCCTGAAATTGCATGGGGAGGAAGGTCTTGAAGATAATCCATGAAGATTGTGACCCTACACTTGCACAAGATAAATCTCTACCTTATAACGCATATCTAATAGAGTATCTACAGGATGGTCTGACTAAATTTGATATTACGTTAGGGTATAAGCAAGTAGAAATTTTTGACTATTACTATGATAATTATCGTAGTGATTTTAAAAACATGACACAAACTGAAGGTAGAATCAGTCCCAAACTTTGGGGAAACAAACCACCAACCGAAAAGAAAAAGAAATAGGAGGATAAAGTGGCAATTCAACTCACATCAACTGGTATTAATACCATGTTGTCAGCATTCTTAGGGTCTGAAGACCAGACTCTTAAGTTGTATTCTAATGATGTAGACCCAGAGACATCTACTACAGCGTCTCAGTTTACTGAGGTTAGTGGTGAAGGTTATGGTGTGAAGACTCTTGGGTCTGGCGACTGGTCTGTTGCTGTTGGAGTTGCCACAACTACACCACAAACATGGGAGTTTACTGGTGCTGCTGGAGCAGTGTATGGTTACTATCTAGTAGGAGCAACCAGTGGCAATCTTCTTGCTGCTGAGAAGTTTGAAAATGGTCCTTATACAGTTGCTGTAGCAGGAGATAAGATTACGGTTTCCATTACAATCAGTCTTGCTTGACTGGTCATACATAACTGTGATACAATATTGTTGTTTACGATTACTTAAAAATGAATTATTACGTTGTTAGTTTTGAGTCTGTCCGACATGGCGAAGAAGGTGCGCCATGGTTTGGTAAGAAAATTATTAAAGCAGATACTGTGCTTGAAGCTCAAGATAAATATTTTGACTGGTTGAGAAAGCAACCAGAATATACCGATGGTATTAAGCGTTTGTTTTTTGCTGTCGATGAGACTACCCAAGATGTTATTGAATGATGGAAGAAAATATGTCCGACGAAATCATCGAAGTTTCTGCTCAAGCAGTAGACCATATCCCTGAAGAAACAACAGGTAAAGATGGATTAGTTATTCCTGACTCAGAGGTAGTAGAATCTTCTACTATTGAAGCCACTGCTGCTGTTGAGCAAGCAAGAGCAGCTGCTGCTAGTATTCCTGAGTTTCCTAAAGAGTGGCAAGAAGGTGCGCCAGATGATAGTAATGGATTTGCTATTGGTGCTACTCTGAAAGATAAAGAGATTAATAAACTAATCAAAAAATATAAGCGTTATATGAAGAGTAACCTTACTGAAGTAAAACGACTAGAATCCTGATGAATGTACAACTCGTTACCGTCACACCTGACGCTGAAAAATTGATGGGATATGTTGCTCGTGTGAGTAACCCTAACAATCAAGATAATCCTAAGGTTGCTGGACTACTTAAGTATTGTGTCAATCATCAGCACTGGTCTGTGTTTGAGCAGTCGTTTATGACTCTAGAAATTTCTACTACTAGGGCAATTGCAGCTCAGATACTGAGGCATAGGTCTTTCACATTCCAAGAGTTTTCTCAACGCTATGCAGATTCATCTTTGCTTAGTGATAAAATTCCTCTTCCTGAATTGAGGCGTCAAGATACAAAGAATAGACAGAATTCTATTGATGATCTTGATGCGTTTGAAGTGCAAAATCTTGAGTTGCAGATGCAGACTCTGTTTGATTCTTCTATGGCATTATATAAACAAATGTTGGAGCGTGGTGTGGCAAAGGAATGTGCAAGAAATGTGCTTCCCCTCTGTGTGCCCACAAAAATTTACATGAGCGGTTCATGTAGATCATGGATTCATTATATCTCTTTGCGCTCTGCCAATGGCACACAGAAAGAGCACATGGAGGTAGCAAACGCTTGCAAAGATATCTTTGTTGAGCAATTCCCCACAGTATCAGAAGCATTGGAGTGGACAGATGGACAAGAATAAACCAGAAATTGGTGACTTACATAAGAAACTAGAAGAAGCATACCAAAATACAGAAGAAAGAAATATTATTCTGTCAAAATATGACAAAGTAAAATTCCCCTATGAGTTTCTCTCTTCTGCTGATAGAGGATGGATTCCTTGTGATGTGGTAGAATCGGACACTGAAAAAGAATTGCTTAAGGTAGTTTTTTATAATCCAGATGCTGCTGGGTGGATGCAGACTTGCCAGGGTGGTGTGTATGACGAGGTGGTTGAGATGTGGAGAGTGCGTTTGAGACAATCGTAAACAATTCCCAGATGTCCTGTTGCAATTTCATGTGTGGTGTGATAAACTGACTATGACACCACAGGATGATATCTCTCAGTGAATATTTTCTATCTAGATAAAAATCCACAACAATGCGCCGTCGAGCATTGCGATAAGCACGTAGTAAAGATGATTATTGAGTACGCTCAACTTCTTTCTACTGCACATCGTGTGCTCGACGGCGATTTGTATAAGGAAAAGTCACCAAAAGGTATAACAGTAAAGCGTTATCGTCTTCCAGATAACAGAGAAGAGAATCTATACAAAGCATGTCACTTTAATCATCCATCTGCTATCTGGACCAGACAAAGCAGAGTCCAGTATCAATGGTTGTATCTTCTCTTTGAGCAATGTTGCGACCAATATACAAAAAGATATGGTAGAATACATAAGACACAATCGCTTGCACCTCACCTTCAGTATTCTCCACTCAACATAGATTCTTCTGTGTCGTGGTCAGACCCACCTCCTGCAATGCCCGATAAATACAAGGTGCCCAGCGATTGTGTCCAGTCATATCGTAATTATTATTGCGGAGATAAGGTTGCTTTTGCTCGCTGGACCTCCCCATCTGAAATGCCCACTTGGTTTATTAACAATGCCGACTTACAAATTCAAAGACAATAACTCTGGTGAAGAGTTTGAGAAGTGGATGTATATGGCAGACCGTGAGAAATATCTTGCGGATAACCCAAACGTCACACAAATGCCAACGCTGCTTCACGCTGTTTCCGAAATAGGAAACTGGCAAAATAAAACTGATAGTGATTGGAAAACAATTATTAACAAGGCATCAAATGTCCCTGGTTCTAATGTAGATAGACTCTAATTATGCCTGTAAAATCTAGAAAGAAGAATGGTGGCTCAGCAAATGGACTGAGTGCCAAGCAGATGAAGAGGAAGAAACCCCTCAACGCCGATATCCTTACAGACATCGAGCCACTCACTGACAATCAACGTATATTCTTTGAGGAATATGCCAAAAACAAAAACATGTTTGGGTATGGTTGTGCAGGTACTGGTAAAACATTTATCGCTTTATACCTTGCTCTTAAAGATGTCCTCAGTGAGCATACACCTTATGAGAAAGTATATATTGTAAGGTCATTAGTATCTACACGCGAGATTGGTTTCTTGCCTGGAGACCATGAAGATAAGTCATCGCTTTACCAAATTCCTTATAAGAATATGGTAAAATATATGTTTGAGATGTCTTCAGACCAGGAGTTTGACCAACTATATTACAATCTGAAGTCCCAGGAAACTATTTCTTTCTGGTCTACATCATTCATTCGTGGCACTACATTTGATAATGCTATCATTCTGATTGATGAGATGCAGAATCTAAACTTCCATGAGTTAGACAGTATCATCACCCGCGTTGGTCAAGACTCTAAGATTATTTTTTGTGGAGATGTTAGACAGTCTGACCTTGTGAAAACACATGAGCGCAATGGTATTATTGACTTCATGCGTATCATTGAAACGATGGAAGAGTTTGCGACAGTAGAGTTTCAACTTGAGGACATTGTACGTAGTGGTCTTGTCCGTAGTTATCTAATTAGCAAAACAAATCTAGGTCTTTGATATGCTTTTTCATCATGTGCCATTGACTACAACTGAGATGGATGCCGAAATGATTGACGGGAAGAGATATTATCTCACCCCGTCTGGTGGAAAGTATCCCTCTATCACTACTGTTATTGGTAGTAATCCTGAAAAGAAAGCAGGCATTGCGAAGTGGAGGCGCAATGTTGGTGAAGAAAAAGCGAATCGTATCTCTACTCGTGCCGCATCTCGCGGGACAGACTTCCACCTCATGTGTGAAGACTGGCTAAATAATGCGTATGACGAAGAAAAATTCAAGGGGAAACACTTGCCCTTGGTGATGTTTAAAAATACTAAAACAACATTAAGTCGCATTAATAATATCTACGCACAAGAAGTAGCATTATATTCTGACCACTTAGAGATAGCAGGGCGCGTAGATTGTATTGCTGAGTTTGACGGTGAGTTATCTATCATCGATTTCAAAACCTCAACCAAAGAAAAGAAACTCAAGTGGATTGAAGATTACTTGATACAGGAGACAGCGTATGCATGTATGCTGTATGAAAGATACAACCTAAAAGTAAACAAAATAGTAACTATCATCGCTTGTGAAAGCGGAGACACTCAGGTGTTTGTAGAAACACCAAAGAAGGAATACCTTCAAAAACTCATCGGGTATAGAGACCACTACAAAAAAACCTATGAATAAAGGAGACATACTAGAGGATAGATTTATGACTGCTGCGAAATTCTCTCAAGATGTGGAGAAGATTGCATCTTATAATGGAATGAATTATATTGATGCTATCCTACATTATTGTGATTTAAATAGTATTGAGGTTGAAACGGTGTCAAAACTCATCACTAAACCTCTTAAAGAAAAATTGAAGCATGATGCTCAAGAGCTCAACTTCATCAAAAAAACGTCCAGAGCAAAACTAATGCTGGTATGACAGATTTTTTCGATTCAGATATCGTCCGCGAAGAGGCACGAGAAATGGAGGAGTTGCAAGCAAAAGCAATGCAACTCACTATGGAAAAGCCACTAGATGGCACGAAAGAGCAGGCTCTTGATTACATTGGGACTATTCGTTCTCTGATTGAAAAACAACAAATCTTTTATACTAGAATGAAACTGTCCGATGACCCTAGGGCAAAGGACATGACTAGAAACATCGAAGACGGTGCTCGACTCCTCTATGGGTGGTGGGGCACTGAAGATGTCCGCAACCTTATGGGTGCGATGCTGTCCAAGCTCGATGAGTTTGAGGCAGAGTTAGAGGCAAAGGGTTGACGCTGCCCTCTTGCCCTGTTATAATGAATGAGTGATACAGGCGTCACACAAACCAAATCCAACCTAATCTAAGAATCCTATGTCTTTTGCTGATCTTAAGCGCAAGTCTCAAAACTCCTTTGCAACTTTAACAAAAGAGCTTGAGAAAACAAACTCCAATTCCAGTGGCGATGAGCGTCTTTGGAAACCCAGTGTTGACACCGCTGGTAACGGGTTTGCAATCATTCGTTTCCTCCCCGCTCCTGATGGAGAGGATGTGCCTTGGGCAAAACTGTATAGTCACGCCTTCCAAGGTCCTGGCGGATGGTATATTGAAAACTCCTTGACTACCAATGGTGGTAAGGACCCAGTAGGCGAGGTTAATCGCCGTCTTTGGAATAGCGGTAGCGATGCCGACAAAGAAACTGCTCGCAAGCAGAAGCGCAAACTGTCATACTATGCCAACATCTATGTTGTCAAGGACGGTGCTAATCCTGAAAACGAAGGTCAAGTCAAACTGTATAAGTTTGGCAAGAAAATCTTTGATAAGATTATGGCAGCAATGCAACCTGAGTTTGAGGATGAGAGTGCTATCAACCCCTTTGATATGTGGGAAGGTGCTAACTTCAAACTGAAGATTACCAACGTCGCAGGGTATTGGAATTACGATAAGTCTGAGTTTGCAGCACCAACTGCACTCGCAGCAGATGATTCTCAACTGGAAGCAGTTTGGAAGTCGGAGCACTCGCTCGCTGCTTTCACTACTGCAGAAAACTTCAAGTCTTATGATGACCTTGAAGCACGTCTAAATCTAGTGCTAGGTGTTACACAGACTCCCCAGTCTGCCCGTGTTGGTAATGCACGACGCCCTCTTGATGAAGAGTTTAATGATGAAAGCGAAGGTCGTGGGTCTTTCACTCCAGACTTCAGCAGTCGCAGGACTGAGACACCATCTACTGGTGGTTTCAATGACTCTGATATTACATCAGCACCTGCTGCTACTGAAGAAGAAGATGATGCTCTGTCCTACTTCGCAAAACTTGCTGAAGCGGATTGATTAAGTATCTTTTGAAAGGTCTGAATCATCCAGTCACTCATATAAACCTTACGTTTGTTGGTCTTCTGTTGGTGATTCAGGTCGTCCACACCAAAGCACATTTCACTATAGAAACTGATGTGCATGGTCATGTGCATAGAGCACTGAAAAAGAATCCAGAGTTAGCACGGTCTGCGTGTTATGAATTAGATTAATATCAAAATGCTAAATTGAAAATGGCATTGCGATTCCCATTTTGGCGGTCAAAAAATCCGCCAATTTTTTTTGTCTGTAAAGTCGCGTTAGATTCCTGACTTCTTTAACTGTTTACCAACGTAGTTTGTTGACTTAGCATAGAAACTTTGTTTCTTAAATTCGTTAACAAACTCTTGTAGGTATTCATTTTTAAGAATATAGATTTCTCTA